CAACACCATTTGTGTTGCTACTATTTTTCGGAAAATATTGCGCGAGAGTATTATTAAAATTGTTACAGCGACCTTACCAGTCGTACTACAATCTGATTCATTAACATAAACTGTATAATGGATTTGGTCAAGAATGCATACAAGATGCCACTTGACAATGCGCTCATGCTTGGCGCTGGAATACAGGTTCCGATTCAAAATGAAATATTGAACATTTATCAGAACACGTATATCCTAAACACAAGCTTAAATGCAGAACAGTTAACTGATTTTCTGCTCTGGTCTGGTTTGTCCAATGCTAGAATTGCTCCTTCAGCTTATTCCTACTCCCAGGAACACTCGCTTGCGCGCGCTGCTACCAATTACTGCCAACATTTGGCCATTCGTATGCTGCCGCAACATAGCAGAGTCCTATTTATAGGCTCAACATTTGCTGAAGCTCTTCACGTTAGAACAACCCGCCCAGATTTACTTGCAAGATTTCAGATCGATACTGTTGGCATGAAACAGGAAACGCGTCTTTCAAAGGGGTTAGCTGCCGCTGAGGCAATAAGGTTTAACCCTTTGAGTCCAGATTTTGCCTTTGCAACTGATTACGTCAATGCAATATCAGGTGCCATTCCACTTGGTGCTCACTTTACATTTGGTGGTTTAAATGAAATTCCTCCTACGTACTACAATTATATTATTGCAATAGATAGTATACTGTACTACTCACTCCAGTCGTTGGAAACCTTGGTTAAACGTTGTCGCTCCCCTTTTGGTCCCAGGCCAACAATTCTTGCAGCCACACATTTCTGTGCTGAGTTGTTCACAATTGGAGCTAAATCCATGAGTCACCCTGTGCTCGGTTGGAAATGGGTTCGTGAGACAATTTACGGCTATATGTCGCATATGTCAACCAATACAATGGCCTACAAAACTCCCTTAAATCAGTTAGAGGCGTTGTGGTGTGGTACTTCCAAATTCTCAGTTGATGCATTGTTTTCAAATTGGGGTTACGGGCTCATTTCTCTTTCATTACATGATAGAGGTGAGCATATGACGATGCAACTTGCTGCCTTTCAGCAGTGGACGTGTTTCTGTGACTCTGTGACTTATTACCAAACTGGTAGAAGGGTTTACTACATGGTTCAAACAAACAAGCTGCTTCACCTCACTGACTACATGTATCAACGATTTATCAGTGTTGATAAAATTGAATGGGGTACTGCTATGCAGTATGTTCGTTCAACTATGGGAAAGGTTAACATGATTGGTCGTGACATAGTTGGTGTTTGGAACTTTGATGAAAATACGTTGGCTGGTGTTATTATTGCTCACTGCATTGTTCTTCTTTCAATAACCAAAACTGAAATGCACAACACAATACAGAATATAATCGCTTTCAAGAAGACTAATTTTAAAATCGGCTTGTTCAGGCGGTTTTTCTCATGGAATTATAATGCATTCATAGCCTGGATCACAGGCCCTCTTTCACTCATTTATAAATCAGAGTTGGAAGAGATGAAGGGTTTTTACATAGGTCACCCCATCACCACAATCAATAATGTGGCCCAGTTGGGAAAATTAGTTGTAGACTTTAGCAAATTTCTGGGATATTCAATACATGTTGGAGGTAGATTTGATGATCCACGTGACACTGAGGACAACCATCGGAAGTTCAAGAGAGAGATCTGTGGCTACACCAAAGAGCGACCAATGGACTCGACAAACCATTGCCCTTGCAAACTTGCAACTATGCTTAGCGGTTACCAAGGAAAGAATAGGATTTTGTATTTATTTGGTTTTGAGCCAGGTTACAGCGTTCAAGACTTCCTGGTCTACTTTGATCGAATTGTGTGTGTGTTTTATACAGAAGGTGATGGAAAAACAAAGTTTCCGATCGGCAAGATAACTCTGGATCCTAGGGTTAGTTACATAAGTTTTACGTCCTGGGGTCTAATTCCAAAAGAAGCTGTGATTCTGTACGATGTAAGTTGCTGTAATGGACTTCATTATGACTCCCGTGAAGTATGCCCCAATCCCTTTATAAGGTTGAATACTATGATAACTGCTATGGACCAGTACAAAAATTTGTCCACTGTTTATGTCAAATTTAATTCAAATGATTGGGACAAGTGGCCGGCAATAGTTTCTTCTGAGTATATTAAAAACGTTCACAGGCCGATTTATCAAAATGAGTTTAGTTTTGAACTCTATTTCGAATTGCAAAGGAATAAGGCTGACTCCATTTTTGGTTGGTTTTTCCAAAGCCCAATCTCAGAGCAGTGGAGAAAACATATGTACAAGCTCTTAGAGAAGCCGATGGAGTATGAGTTGGCTTATTATCAATGGTTGCAATCTGTTGGTGTTGCTGAAGACAGAGCATTACTTGATAAAGTTATTGCTGATACCAAACCACTGATTGATTTTGGTGATGTGGACGATGATGCATTCTTTAGCTCAATAGGGACAACTTTAGACCCAGTAGCTTCCAAAACTATTGATGAGGAAATTAGGGAGGATTTGGCCTCTGAGCGTCCATTAGTGAAGAAAAAGACTGCCAAAATTTTAAAGCCTGACCCAATGGAACCTTGTGTGTTGAATGATGGCTTAGGGGAATTCGTTGTTGGGATGGAAAGTAGTGAACCCGACCCCTTTAAAGATTTGCTAGTCGAAAATAGTAGCAGCGACGAAGATGAAGTAATTGACACTACCCCAGCTTTGGAATTACTACCACCTGCTGGTATCCCATTCAAGCAGATGAGCACTTTGCTCTCCTGGTTAATTTATGGGTTGAGCAAGGATTTGAGTGCCATTGCACCAACTTTGTGTGGTTTAATTGACTCGGGTGATTACTCCGGGTTTGCAGCTTGTGGTTACGGCTTAACATTAAATGGGAAAGCGATTTCAGTGAAGTGTCAGCGCAAAATTAGTGTTTTCAAAAATTCAAAAGGTTGTGTACTAACATCTCTTCCAGTGACTGTGCCTGTAGCCCAATCATTTGTTATACCAAAGGATTTGTGCACACTATACACATACTGGTCGATGCCACCAGACGGTTTTTGTTTTTGGCGAGCTCTTTCAATAATGCTATACAAAACTGATAGAATGATGCCTTCTGTTATAAACCTGTACAAAGTCAACACCACATTTGATTTCCCTTATATATCAAGAATCACCACAACACAGGTTTTGGAGCTTATGGCCAAATTGGGGTTGCCCATAGCTAGAAGTGATGGTGAGGCTGCTAAAATGTTGGCTGGCACATATCCTGCCTTCATGATTTTTAACGGTTCTGACCACATCGACCTTGTGGTGAATAACAAAGTTTACAATTGCGGTGTTAACCCGGAGCTAAAATTGAAACCAGTTTCTTTTTTTAACATTGATTGGGAAGTTGCACTGCAAGCTAAGAGTTCGGTAATTTTTTCTGATTTCTTGAAGTACGCAGCTGTCGATCCCAGTTCTGAATATTATGCAATTCATTCAGGTGTGGTTAAGATTGTTAATTCTTATGTTGGTGGTAGAATCAAGCCATCACCTGTACATTTAGTTCAGGGTGGGCCTGGATGCACGAAGACTGAGAGTGTTATCAAATGGTGGCATCAGGAAAAGACTAAGAGAGGTAGTGCAGATAAAAAACTCTTGTTTGTGGCTGCTTCACGCGACCAAAAAAGTGATACTATGTTAAAATTTGTTAAGCAATTTTCTCTTAAAGGTCACGATCAAGTGCTGCCAAACGCTGGAGTACATGTAAAAACTTTCATACACGCAATGAGCCCTAACTTCAAAGAAATGTTTACACATCAAAATCCTGAGTTAGTTTACATTTTCATTGATGAGTGCCATACTCATATTTTGCACTATTATGCAGTCTTGAGCCATTGTTACCCGCATGCAAGGCTGATTCTCATTGGAGATGTAAATCAGCTAGGCTTTGATGAGCAAATGTACAGTGGTCTTGAGGCCCCAATGATGAGTATGAGCGTCTCAAGCTTGTTCAAGGCATATCCACTTTTAAACAGTAAGCAATTTGTTACACAGTTGAACACTACATTTAGGTTTGGTCCAGAGCTTGTTCACATTGCGAATAGGTTGGTTCCAGGTGCTAAATTGAAGTCAGGAATTTACAAGCCATTTAAAATTAGGCGCCTTCCTTTAGGAGCATTGGGTGCTGTAAAAGATGCAGGTTTTAAGGTTATAACTGCTAGTGTTAAAAATTTGGCCCCAGACAAGGCACTTGGAATCTCAACGGTTCGTCAAGCTCAAGGTTGCACTCTTGACACCACTTTCATCCATCTTGAAGACACAATTCAGCTGAACAATTTTAACTATTTGAAAACTTTGTATGTTGCAATTACCAGAGCGACGACTTCAATTGTAATAATTTCGACGCTTGAGCATTACAAACAATTTTTAAGTTTGGTTAAAATACCTGGTGCTGAACAAGATGCTTATGTTGGTGGCCCAGTTGATGAATTTGATGCCGATTTACATATGCCACAGAACTTTGGAAGAGACAAAACAAAAATCCCTGCCGTGCATTTGAAGAAGGCAGCTATACCCAAAACTTCAATGGCATTTGATGATCTCAAAGATTATTTGGTTGCGATGCCCAATGGAAACACTGCATTTTCAACAGCGGCAGCTGTTGAAATTGCAGATATCAAAGCCAATTTGGTCAATTGTGTTCCGATCGATAAAACAATAGATACAATGACTGAGACTGTTCCTGGTATTAGAAATTGGGTTAGTTCCCCGCTGCAGGACTTAGCAGCAGTTGCTCATAGGCTTATAGTCAACAAAGCGGCTGAGAGAAAGGCAAAAATGTGGAAGCACAGCCCAACAGTCATCAAGGAGAACTTTTTCCATTCTTTTGTCAACAAAACAAAGTATGATGCAATTTGGAATGAACCGGCCCATTATCATTTGACATCTGAGTGCATAACAGAGTTTAGATCCGTGTTGAATATGGATGACATTAGTGCTGAAAGCTCCATGATCCAATTTTATAGAAGTGCGAGGGAACATTTGAAAACCCAAACTAGGATGAAGGGTTTGGATGTAACCTTAAAAGGAAAGTTGACAGAAGAGTTACCAAAAACAGGACAACCAATTGTTGCTATGGAAAAGTTGATCAACTTGGAATGGTCCCCCATTTTTAGGTTTATAGTCAAAGCTATACAATTCAGTTTAAAATCCAATGTAATATGGGCTTCAGGCGCCACTGAGTATGAGTATGCTAAACGATTTAATGAGCATGCAAATTGGAATGATCCCATGATTATGGCTGATTATCCAGAGATGGACACAAACCACACAAATGTTTCAAATAAACATTTAATTTTGCTATATAAGTGTTTTGTCCCCGACGATGATTTGATTGACAAATATTTTGTGGCCGTTACTTACATTCCTATTCACGCTCGCATGTTCTCATATTGGTTGGTTTCACAGTTGGGGTCAGGGAGGCCTGATACCTTTACTGCAAATTGCGCTCTGCAAATGATAGACATGGTGGTTTCCGGGATGGCTGGTCCTTACAAAGAATCATGGTTTGATGGTGTTCATGTTGTAATATTTGGTGGTGATGATAGCACAAAAAATGTGACTAGGGAAGATTTGTTTGATATGTCCGTTCTTGAACCTCGAATGGTCGGTAAAATGAAAATGAAAGTTAAGAGAGATGGGACTATGGAATTTTTTAATTGGATTTTTACCCAAAAGGGATGTTATTACAACCCTATCACTCTGTGTTGGAAGATTTTGGGTAAGTCATATGCTAATATTCTAAGCAATGAAGATGAGTTTTTGGAGTACATTGAGTCACTATGTAACTTAATGTATGGGTATTGGCATAATTTGCCTATTGCAGCCATTGATATAGCCACATATTTGGAGTTAGATTATCGCTTTATTCAACGATTGTTATTGTTGCTAGCAGGTGTGATTTATAAAACAAGGAAAGAATTTGCTGCTAGCACGATGCAGATTAACTGCTCTGATTACCTAATCGGTGGTGTTATAGATACTGATAGTTTTCACACAGTTGAAAAAATGCGTTCTATGACTCCAAATATTAACATGATCAAAGAAAAGATTTCACAGAAAGATTCCAAGATTAGATGTATGACTTTTGACCCAAAGATTCAGCTCAACCCTGGTGCAAGAGGTGATTTGCAAACTTATTCGCTCTTGAATTCGATTGCTTTGCCAACATTTTGCGATGAAACGAAGACTGGTCCTGACCATAATCCGACATTTTCAATGACCGGGCATCACAATGGCAATGCTGTTAAAGTTACTGATGGTCCAACCAAAAAAGATACACAGGCGATGGTTGTGACAATGTTGGCTAGAATGCTTCCAAAAGTAAATCCTACAGTAGATCCAGAGGTGGAAAGTGAGTGTAGTTTGACTATTGGTGAACCTGCCAATGATTTGTTGTTCAAGGCTCTAGAAATTAGGGTTGATTCTCTATCCCGTGAGTTAAATGACATTCGTTCAAATGTGTCCTTTGAAACAACTCGAGTCAACCATCTTTATGAAGCGTTTAATTCAGTTGATTACATTTTGAATTCATTCTTGGAGTTGATAACGAATGATTCAGTCAAAAGTGTCATCCAAAAAAGTTGGAATGCGTTAATGCATGCACTTAATGGGAACATTCAAGATTTGGTTGAGTTTATTGTTATGATGACTGTCTGCTGCATGGTCTGTGCAGGACTGGGTTATGTTTGTTTCTTGAGCATAAAGCATAATAGGCTAATGCACTCGCTGAATGGAAATCCGAAAGGTAGGCCAATTGAAACTTTGGTAGCCCAAGAAAAGTTGCTTAACAAGAAGCTTGGAAAGATGGAACTAAGAACCAAGAATAAAAAAGGAAAACAAAGACCTCGGCAAAAACATGGGAAGACTGGGGTACATTTCACTAAAGCAACCCACAAGCATGCGATTGGCAGAGGTAAGGAAAGGAAAGCGGATGCTCACAATAAATGGTTGGCCAATGTTGACATGAAGCCAAAGCCCAAGTTGGCCATGCAAATAGCTAGGTCCCTATGCCTTCCTGAGGAAGGAAATGTTGTTAGATATGCTGCCCCTTATTCGGTTGAACCAACTGCAATTGCAGCTCCTTACACTGAACCATATACCGCTTGGAGTTTGAATCCAGCTCTCGCATCGAGACAATTGTCTGCCACTGATCTAATGGCAGTTGTTACTAGAACACCTGAAGCAGCTTTAATCTTGTATGATTTCAATCCTGGAAACGCTGCTTGGCAATACAACTTGACCGGTGGAAATGTAAACGCTTCTGGTTTACCACTTCCTCCTTCTCAGTCGTTTAATGTTCCAGTTGCTACTGGTGTTTTTACTGCCATTCCGTTGCTTTATGGTATTCCAGCAGTCGCCGGTGGTTACTCGCCTCATGGGACGACATGGTTCTCAGGTTCATATCACAGTTCCGCTGATCCAAACCAGAAATGGTTTTGGGTTAATGCTACAGATGCGTTCACATGCACAATTGCCACTATTGACTCCAGCGTGACTGGTTACTTGGTCATAGATTACTTTGATGGAACTTCATATGTTGCTGTCTCAGAAGTTGGTCCTGCTCAGACATATACAACCACACCCACCACTGCCTCGTTGACATTTGAGAAAGGAGCTTATGCCTCGGTCAATTTCTACACTGAGAGCATTGTGACGTACAACGTTGATGTGTTGCTTTTTACCAACGTTTACATTAAAGGAAACACTGACAATTTCTGTCACACATGCATTCCATACTTTGATTACAATTGTGGTTCTGTCCCAGCAATTAGAGTTCTTAACGCAAGTCTTAGGTACACAAACAGGGCATCTGAATTAAATGCTCAGGGAACAATTGCCATGACTCAGAGTTATGAAGGTAAACCATGGACTTCTTACATTGCAAACAATGGAACAGGTTACAAGGCTGTGACATCATCAAAAGTCCATTTCACCGGTCCTCTAAATAAAGGTGCGTATGGTTTTCTAAAACCTGAAGACTCAAAGACATTCAATTTTGTGTCAAATACAAAAACTTCTGGTGGTAACATCATGAGTTCAGGTTGGGAAATTGATCAACAGGCTAGTTACCTCATTGCGTATGCCCAATGCACCAATGCACTAGGAATGGATGGGTTTTGGGTTGCAACATACGGTGTTGAGTATGAAACCTCCGATTCCTGGAGGAGTGTCAAAGCACCAAATGCGAATTCTGAAACATGGGCCATGGCCATGCAGATGGTTTTAAGAACCAATCAATTTCATGAGAATCCCTCGCATTTAGAGGAAATATGGGATTCAATCAAAGGCGTAGGCGACGCCGTTGCACCGATCATAGGTGCACTAATTTAACGTCTGGTTATTTTTCCAGACTGTTAATAGCCAATCGCGAAATATATCTTTTGAGATCCGACCCCCCAATAGTTTGGGAATTGACGGAGGTTTTTATCTGATTATATTTAATGTTCTTTAATTTCAGGCTTAATAATGCCTACCGCGCGATTCAAAAATGCGGTCC